TCAGTTTCTTTATCCCACTTCACATACTCTTCTCTCTCAACAAAACATGTAAGACCTCTGCCTAGGATACTAAAGTTAACTCCTCCTGGTCTTCTCTCAATATGATCTCCATTACGAACAGGAAACTTACTGAATAGTAATTCATTTTCTAGATGCATCTCTACATCTTTAGGCAACTTCCAGTCATCTCTATAAACATTAAGATCCCCTTCATATACATCAGAACCAGAGCAGTTATAAACTCTCTTAGCTTTGTTGTATATTCCAGGTGTTACCTGTTCTATGGTCTTATCCCTATCACTACCAGTAACTAAGTAAACATCATTAGAAGTAGAGAACTCATAAAAGAAATGTAAGAACTCAGGTTCAATAGATTTTCTTGCAGGTGTCAAAGTCCCATCGACATCAAAAATAAACTTCTTCAGGATTCTTCCTCCGTTTTTTTCCTTCCTATATTATACTTGGTTTCAAGGATCCAGTCACCTTTATCTTTAAAAGATAAAACCTTTATCTGATTTAATGGAGCTATGTCAGATATCTGATCTGCATTTAATATTTTTATTAGACCCCAATCAGCAAGTAATTGTGCAATACGGTTCCTACGCTGTACATCATTAACTGTAAGATTTGCTCTCTTACCATCTAAAGCAAACAGTTCTTTAAAATGAACTATGAAATATCTTCCTTGCTTATGAAGGATATGACAAGATTGGTATAATTTCTTTTCTTTACGAGATGCTACACCTATACGAGTTAGGGTTTCTCTTACCTTCAAGAAATCATCTGGTTCACCTAATGATACTTCGACCATCTGGTCGGGCGACCAATTAACAGTCGGCTCAGTCACTACACTCATCGTTTTAATTCAGTTTCGTAATGGTATTTAGTAAATAATTCTTGCAAAAGGACACCTAGACTTTCCTTTAGTAAATAACCTATCTTTCCAAGTACCATTATCCATTGCCTCTTCCCTTTTAGTTTCGTAAATTTCTTGTATCTCATCGATTATACCACGATCCTCTATCTTATTCAAGTTGACTTCATCATTTAAATCTGAGGAATGAAATGATAACCTACAAAGAGGATCACCTTTTCTAATAGTAACTGGCTTATCCTTATCAACTACAACAAATCCTATACTTGCTTTAGAAGGCCAAGTAGATAGATGAACCCAACCAGGAACCATGATTAAATTATTATCCAACGATGTCATTGGATGATCATTTGCTTCTAGCCAAATATTATCATCATGTGTCCATAATAAAAAATGAGGAGTAGTTAAATGAAAAACTAATGTATCAAGATGCTCTTGATTATAATGTAAGAAGTTCTTATCTATTGGTTCATCAACTCTAAACTCATAATCAATAGGTGATGATACTATAAAAGTTCTTTCATTCTTATGATTAAAACATGGACACCTTTTATATGGCATACCACTTGAGTCCTTAAACTCAGACTGCCTTACAATACTATGACCTTCTTGACTAAGATAATTTATTTGCATCAATAGAAGTTGATTCTGTTGGTTCAGGATAGATTATATTAGTCACCCCTTTATAATATTTTTCCATCTCATACTTTCTATGAAGATAATCAACTTCAATCTTCTTACCACTCAACTCTTCATACACTCTAACAAAAGTTCCTAGCATATGCCAATGTAATGGTGGAATATATGATGGTGACAAACAAACAAATATCTGATCAAACTCATAGTTTCCAAAATCATAGTCCTCTCTAAAAGACCAGCTAAACTTGTCGCCAAATAAATGATCACCCAATAAAGTATCAGTAAACTCTTCGCTATGTAGATTTAAAATCCAATGCCATGATTTTAATCTTCCTTGAGAATGTAAATAATATCCCCAATTACCTTCAGCAACTCTTTCATCCTCATCAATATATTTAATTTCTTGTTCTGTAGTTTCCATACCATTTGTTAGTATGTCACTATGATGATCAATATTAACCACCTCTATAGAATTATAGTCTTTCAGTCCATATAGAATAGCGTCATGATCATATCCAAAATGAACATCCTTACAGTTCTTTAATGCTCTTATAAAAGTTCTTAAACAAAAATCATAATTATCTACATCTATCTTTTGAGATATGGATTCAAATACCTCAGGCATCTTAGATTGTATATACTTCCATTTAACTACAGGATGATTCTCTATCTCATGCTCACTCATCCCACTGTTCCAGAACTCATTAATTGCTGGTGCAGATATAAAATCCAAATCTATACTAAGGATCCTCACATTCTTCCCCCAGTGTTAAGCTTCTGTTTAATATATTTAATCTGTTCTTTTGAAAGAATAGTCATTGCTTGTTGTGCCTTCTCTTCACTATAACCATAATACTTTTTAACTGCTTCCAAATCCTCAACCTTACCCTTCTTTAGCCAAGGTGCAAACCTCTTCTTCTTTCTGAGAGAATTTAAATAAAAATCATACTGCATCCTCTTATCAAGAAAATGAAATTTATTCATCTCATTAGAAAATAAAACAGAATCCAAAGATCCAGACAAACATTTGTTTACAACAAATGCTGGATACTTTGCTTCAGGTTCATCTTCAAAGAGATTCTCCTTTGTAAAGTTGATTGAATTTAACCAGTCTTTAAGTTCCATTATTTAAGAAAAGAAAGTGCGTTACCATCTTCATAGAAGTGTTTGTGTACACTAGTTGCCTTAGAGTTGTACATGAAGTAATACAATTCCAACTGCTCTTCAGATAAATCTGGTAGTTTATCCAAATCAAATCGTGTTTTTATTTCGTTGTATATTAATGTTTTTGAAACATACGATCCAACCTTACAACTTCTTTGCCAAGACCTTCCAGCGACTATACGCTCAAGAGTCCACATCCACATTGTATCACATTCAATATGTTTTGATATTTCTGAAGCATTCTGTAATACTAACATATCATTAGCAGCTTCTTCTTCATAATGATCTAGTAAAAGAGTATCACACTTGCCTGTGTATTCATACGCATCCATATGAATAACTTCTACATCATCAAAAAACTTAGGATTGATATACTTATGATAATCAATAACTTCTTTATTCTTTTCTACAACAGTAACTTTACTAACTTCTTTCTTAGTCAATAACCAGTTCTCTCTAAGACCAAAACCCAATCCAGTACAAATACAATGACCCTTAGCTAAATCATAATGAGAATATAATTCATATGCTTGATCATGATCCTTTATCCTATAAGACATCCACTCTTCACCTTCAACAGACAACCTATACATTTGGTTGTAGCTATCAAAAGTTACTTCACAAGAATCTGTATTATATAATTGTAAATTGGGTGGAGTATAATTTAATTGATTAAGAAGACGGAGCATAATTAAGTAGAAGCAATTCTTTACGGTGTTGCTGGTCACTCATATAATCACCAACAGAACGCATAGTGTAGGTAAGATCAAACTCAGCAGCGTTCCAATCTTTAAATCGATCCCTAACTAACTGACTGCTATTATATGATATTAACATAGGAGAAGTGTAATCATCACATTTAGCAGCAAACTCATCATGATCAAATCGTTTATGCATCTCACCTTTATTACCATATAAATTTTGTTTAATATCATATGGAGGATCTAGGTACATAAAAATACCTTTCCTATCCCAATCACTTGTAAAGAGTCTTTCGTAAGAATGACTAGTGATTATCCAATTCTCAATGAGCTTACCATAGTCGCCAAGTTTTTCAATTCCTCGAAAGGAGAAGTTGGATTCTGACGCTTGTGGACTGAATGATGAAGACTCAGTAAGACCACTAAAGGAACACTTGTTGACAATATAAAAATCAGCCGCCCTATCGAAATCTGATCTAGTTTCATCATTAACATCCTCCTTTGCTTTTAAAAATAATTCCTTAGCTGAATCCCTATCAGGATTCATATTCTTAATAGACCACAACTTATCCTGTAATGCTTGACCATCATGTTGAAGTTCTTTCCAAAAATTATATAATGGTTGATAAAGATCATTAACCCATATAGTTAAGTGAGGATACATCTTAGTGACATACAATGCCACAGATCCACCACCCACAAATGGTTCTCTATATTCTTTATAATTTTTAAGATCTGGAAAATGTTGTGCTAGTTTAGTACAAGCACGAGATTTTCCACCAGGATAACGAAGAGGAGTTTTTAAAGATTTCATTTGAATTCACACTCAACCATAATTTCTGTAAGACAAGCAAGAAGATTTATTTCTTGGTCAGCTACAAAAGCGATCTGGTACTGATACTTAGCAATAATGAGCACAGCAGCAGCAATGCTAGGACCTTCAAGGGATGAAGAAAGACCATCGTAAAGACGGCGAAGCAATACAGCAGGATCATTGTCCAGATTATCATTGACCCACTTTCTGACTCCAGAAAAATCTTTCTTACCAAGCGTTTTAATAAGGTCATCTACCTTAACATCTGAGAACTCTGCTAATACTGCACTGTCTATTATACCACCAATGCTATATCTTTGTAGCTCATTTAACACTCTCCTCCAGTCAGGAAAATGCTTATTAATTAATTGGAAAAGAACCTTCTTGTCAAATTCAATACCTTCCCTTTCAAGAATCCCCACAATCCTCTCGAAGAACGCAACCTGTATCGCTGCCTTCTGCTGACCTTTAATCGAGAACTCAACCACAGAACACCTGGAGTGTAGCGGTTGGATAATTTTATTCTTATAATTGCAGGTAAAGATGAACCTACAGTTTTTGTGGAATGCCTCAATGTTACTCCTCAACAACAACTGAACATC